CTATGCAGCCTTACGCCGGTAGCCGTCGAGGACTACCCGCTCAATGAGGCTGAATCCTTCAAACACGGTCTTACGTGTCTGGAAGTCGTCAATGTTCACCGTGATCGTTCCGTCAGGGTTCTGCGTCAGTCTCGCGGTAGCGGAGATGATGACAGCGCGCACAATGTCGTCAGGCACGTCGGCGGTGAAGCCGTTGCCCCGCGTGTACGCCTTGACCAGTTGCGTTATCAGCGGCAGGTGCACCCCGGCCAGGGTGACGAGTTCGAAGTCGTCACCCCGGTCGAGGTAGTTGGCAACATCGGTTGCGGTAGGTGCAGCCATGGTTACGCGGTGATGCCCTTGAGGATGACGACAGCTTCGGGGTTCAGCGGGGCCGCGTCGTAACGTGCGGTGACGCGGATGGCCTGCTGGTCGTAGTCTCCGAAAGTCTGGTCGAGGATCTTGACGGACGGTGCCTGATCGCGTGCCACGGCGATCTGGCTGAAGTCGGCCAGGACTGCCTGAGTGGTCTTCGTCGTGGTGCCGACAACCGGAATGCGGTTAGTGATGATGACCGGGGCACCGAACAGACGGAACACGCCGTCCTGTGTCGGGTCAGGGGTGAGCTGGTAACGCTCCTGCGTGTCCTTGGCCTTGCGGAGTGCGACGAAGGTTTCGGGGCGCATCATCCACTTGACGGCATCGAGGTTGACGTTTGCGCCCAGTGCGAGTGCCCAGCCATCCAGAAGGGCATCGAAGCTGATAGCGCCAACGGTGGCAACGGACTGAGTACCGGCGTAGTTGAGGATTCCAACGGGGGTAGTGCCAGCGTCGCCGGTTCCGGCAATGAAGGCGGTGTCGAGCTTGTCAGCTACGTCCTTGACGAGTCGATCCTTGATCGCTGCATCGAGGGAGACGACAGACTGACGTGCCAGCTCGTTGCTGAAGCGGGTGAGGGTCTTGACGCTCTTGATGGTGGACGGAAGGAGCGTGATTTCATCGAAGTCCACGTCGCTGTTGGTGATCTGCTCATTCTCGCCGTACCAGGCGGGGCTGGTCGCTCCACCGAGCTTCGGAAGACGGATGGCGTTACCGTCCGTGTCGAAGATCCGGGGGCCGGCGGCAAGGAACTGTGAGACAGCTTCGAGCGGCTTGACGAGGATGGACTGGACCTGCTCGTGAGTCAGTTCCGGGGCGGTGGCGGTTGATACGGCCATGGTTTCTCCAAACGATTGTGTGTGTTCGTTTGGATGCCAGACCCACTAACGCGGAATACCCCCCAGGGGTATCAATTACGATACGCCCCAGGGGGTACGGTGTCAACCTGCGTTGACGTGTTTAGCCTGCGGTCGAGCGGAGTAGCCCGGCCAGGTTGAAGCCGTCGCTGGCTGGTCGCGCACCCTGCCCAATGTCACCGAACGGTTTACGGCTGGCAAGGTGAGGCTTCGCAGTCACAAGAGCATCGACGGCGGCTGTGAGCGTGTCAGGGTCGCTCAGGTGTGCTTCATCAAAGGGAAGGTCGGACGGGTCAGCCAAACGGCCTGTAGCGGCCACCAGAGCGGAGTGCAGCCGTGTTGCCAGCTCGTCGGCCTGTTGTGCACGCTGACGGTACTTCCCGTTCTCTTTGCGGAGGTCTTCGACGTACTCACGTGGGAACGTTTCAGCGTCGCCCTGTGCCGTGTCCACCTGTTCGGGCTGTGCTTCGGGCTGGATCTCGTCTGTCTGGTCTTCGGTGGTTTCCTCGGCGGTAATCTGGTCGGTCATTAGTTTGTCCCTTCGATTTCGAATCGTCGTGCGGTTGCGTAGCTTTGGGCCTGCTGGCCCTTGATGTTGAACTTTTTTCCCACAAGCGCGAGGTCGAGCGGGTTGGTGGTGACGGTCATCACGTCGAGGTTCCGAACATCGGCGGACTGATCGACAGGAAGTGACAGCTCGAGCTGCTGCACGGCGAGGACCATTCCGGGAATTGCGGCATCCTTCACGCCGCCCTTCAGCCGGATCTTGCACTTTCCTTCGTAGACGACAGACACGGCTGGCATATCGATGCCGGTTATCGGGTCGGTGATGACTTCGCCTGTGTCGCGGGTGATCTCGCAGCGGGTGACCATGAGCTTCTCGGCTTCACGTCGCCCGTTCAGGGTGGCCTGTGTTGCGGTCATACTGGTTTCCTCCTACTGGGTTTTTCGTACAGGACGGGGCGCTGCACGCATTCGCAGCCCTTGTGATGCTGAAGCTTGTGACCCTTCGGCCAGACTTGCCCTTCACGCCACCAGTAGCGGCAGAGCTGGCAGGGGTCACCGTCCATCTGCCTCACCCAGCCCTCCACAAGCTGGGACGCGGCCACGCCTTGCCCATACACGTCCACAGCGGCATCCAGGGGCGCGTTCAGGGCGAAACGGGACAGGCGTTCAGTCACGTCTTCTCCGGCCTCTGCTGCGTCCAGGAGCGTCTGCACACCCTTGGCCAGCACAGGCTGGTTGTAGACCTTCGGGAGTGCGCCTGTCGGCAACTGGACGGACCCAGACAGTCTGGTCAGCTCGGTCGAAACGGCCAGGTCTGCCACGGTCGCGGCGCGTCCCTTCGCTTGCAGAATCAGAGCGGACGCGAGCTGCACAAACTGTGGTTTCGAGATCCGGCCCAGACCGTAGGCGTGCCATGCGTTCATCACGTCCGTGCTGGTCGATTCCCTGATTCGGGTGAGGCTGCCCTGGTAACTCATTCGGTCACCAGGAAGGCGGACAGGTCAGTGCCAGCCTGGGAGAGTTGCGCGGCGCGCTGTGCCTGCATCACCTGTTCGATCTGTGACGGGCTGTAACCCATGGGGTCTGCCAGTACTGACGCGAGCGGCACACCGATACCGGCGAGCTTCGCGGCGGCGTCCGCTACCTGTGCCGGGGTGCGGGTGTCAGGTGCAGCCCACAAGGTTTCGTAGTCGCGGGTGTTCTGCCCGTTCGCCACCTTCAGCACCAGGTCGGCAACCTTCGCCCAGGACCGGCCATAGGTGCGCTGCTTGCCAATGACCTTCGCCACAAGGGACGCTTCAGCGGAACGGATCGCGTCAGCGCTCGGCGGCTGGTCACCGTTCAAACCCAGGTAGTGAGGCGGCAGACCCGACACAGCACCGATCTGCTGAGTGAGAACGGCGGACAGGTCACCGTAGCCATTCAGCCCTGAACCGTCGAACTGTCCGAACTTCGTCTCGGGTGACTCCGACTGCCACAACCGGCCCAGCTCGTCACTGAAAGGGTTGACCGGGTTGCCTTCGTCGTCTTCCACAATTTCCAGCCCAGTGACCCAGCGGCGCGGTCGTGCGTAATACTCACTCGACACCATGGCATCCGACATGATCTTCGCCAGTCCGTCTGTCAGGTCGAGAATGTCGGCCATCTCACTGGACCCGTCAAAGTCGAGCAGACGTGCCCGGTTCACGATGGGGACGACAGGCACTTCCAGCAACGGGTTAGGGATAACATCTGTCACCTTCAGCGCGTTTTCCTTCCCGGCATAGCGGGTGATCTGCTCGGCTTCGTACAGGACCGCATAGTGCTGCTTCCCGTCGGTCCATTTCTTCAGTGCAGCCCGGACGACACCAGAAGCCGGGTCGAAGATGGCTGTCATCTGTCGAGCGCTCTCCACAGTCACGCGGGGCATCTCAGGGCCGGACCAAACAGTGACGAAAGATCGCCCGTAGGTGAGGCTGTCAACGTGCGCCAGGTGCGCCTGAGACTCAAGATCGTTGGCCTGCCAGACCTTCCACAGTGTTTCGTCGGCGGCGCTGTCACCGATAGCCCTGAAGCCGGTGACCTGCATCCGTTCAGCCACTGAGTTCACGAGAAGCTTGGGGAAGTTCACCCCCAGCACACGGAGCTTGTTTCCCAGGGCTTCCTGAGACTTAGGCGACAGGAACGCGGCAGGCTGACGGCCCTCGAAGTACTGGTCGAGCTGGGACAGGGGTGCCTGTGACTCGTCGAGCTTCGCGGTGAGGATTTCGAGCGTGTCATTCGTGGTCATTCGGAACTGCTTTCTGTTGAGGGTCTAACGGAAACTGACGACACGACCGGACTTCTTCCGGGTGTGCCAGCTCATGCGGTCGAACGCGACAATGGCCGCTACAGCGCCGTCAATCTTTCGGGGGCTGTTGCGTTTGTCTTTCTGGACGATGGCGCCTATCGCGGTCTGCACAGCGACAGTCTGGGAGACGTGCAAGCTCAGGGTCTTGTCCCCGTCGTGGGTCATCGAGCCGTCGAGCACAGCGGCATAAAGTCGATCCGTCGCCGGTCCCATGCGGTTACGAAAGCCGGTGTTGTACTCGACTACTTTTCGTTCGCCGTGACGTTTGGCCCAGTCTTCGATCTCGGAACGCCAGCCCCAGGGGTCACAGGCCAGCTCCACAACGTCGAACTTGTCGAAAGCGTCATCGACTGCCTTCGTCACTTCCGAACGCGGCACGCGCCATCCTGCATGGTCCGGTTTGTTCCAGATATTGATAGGTGCAATGAAGCCGTCCATCGTGCACGCCACCAGTGCTGTCGAGTCGCCGGATGCTGAACCGTCGAAGCCAAGGACGATACGTTCACCCGGCACCAGTTCACGATCCACGGCCTGTTTATCCCAGACGCCGAACGGCAACCATGAGTCATTCGAGCCGACCCACTGGCCCAGCCTGTAACGCCTGAACGCTGCCTCACGAGTGGTCTTCACCGTCGAACGGAAAGCGTCAACGTGCAGGAAGTCGCCAAGCGCCGGGTTAGCGATATGCCACGCTGCTTCGTCATCGACCGCGCAACCGTCAGGTGCAGCCCATTCGCGGAACACGAAAGACGGATCTTGACCGGTGCGGCCATATTTCACCAGGTCGAACATGACGGACTCTTGCGAATCTGAAGGGGTCGAGATCGCCAGCGTCAGCGATTCCTTGCGCTTGCCAGCGGCAGACGTGACGGCTTCCCAAACCTCGCGGGTGACAACGTGCAATTCGTCCACAATCTGCAACGTCGGGTCGTAACCCTGAAGCGCCGACTCGGTAGCCGGCAGAGCCAGGAACACGCCAGCGTTATGCGGCGTCTCGATCCGGTCCTTGAAGATGTGCGCACGCTCGGCCAACCGTTCATCGAGTTCGATCATCCGTTTAGCGGCGTTGAACACGTGCTTCGCCTGCAACTCGGTAGACGCGACAACGAGGACTTGCGGCGACTCCACTTCGTCAGCGAACAAGCCATAGAGTCCCAGCACAGCGGCCAGACCTGTCTTGCCGTTGCCACGCGGGATGCTCAGAAGTGCCTGCCGTGGTCGTGGTCGGTTTGACGGATACAAGGATTCGACAACCTCGAGTTGCCAGTCACGCAACAGGAAGGGCTGCTTAGCTCCCTCACCCTTCGGCACCTTCAGGAAGTCGCTGCTGAAGTCCCTGACACGCTCCCAGCCACGCGCCGGATACTCGCTCCAATCCAGCTCGTCAGCGGTGATCTGAGCCTTAGGACCGGGCCTAGGCATCATCACCCCGATACAAATGAGAACCGTTCTCGATAAGAGTCGGGATATTTGCCATCACCCGGGGGCCCTTAGAGCGGTCGAGTGCCCCTATCCCCGTGGGTGTCGCTGTGTCGTCGGGTGCGCCCTTCGCGCTGTTGCATGACCTACAGAGCACGTCTACGTCTGCGAGTGACTTAGCTGGCCATCTGAGGTGGTCGCCTGTGAGGTCGTCCTTGGTGCCACAGGCGGAGCACCAGGGCTGGATCTGTCGCGCTCGTCGGCTGAGCCTGAACCATGCGGAGTCGTAGCCGCGTCGTGAGGCTGACGCTTTGGGTTGGGTTGGTGCGGGGTGGTCGCTGCATCTGCTGCCTTCGCTTGGTTCAGCGCAGACGACGCAGAGCTTGAGAGTCATAGGACTGTCGCCCGTCGCTTGAGGACTACGGGGCCTTTGGAGCGGTTGCCTTGTACGCGGAGGATCTTGATATTCATGCTGTTCTGATTCCTTTGTGTCATTAGCTGACCTGTCTTAGTTCGGGGATGAAGCCTGTGTCTGCCCATTCCTGGCCCTTGGGTGAGAGGGCGCTGTAAGCGTCGTCACCGTAGTCAGGGCCTTCGTACTCGTCGTAGCGGGGCATCTGCTTGTGGTAGGCGTCAATGAGGATTGCGGCTTCACCGGTGGACATTCGCTGCCACTGCTTGACGTTGTGTTCGCTGGGGATCTCGCTGCTGAAGTGGATGAAGAGATCATTCAGGTAATCGAGCTGTTGCTGTGTAGCTAATGGCGAATGCACGTCAAAAGAAATTGCACGTTGGGACGAAAGTTCCGACCTGAGATCTTCTTCATTGGTTCTACTTGTAGGTGGTTCTTCTTTGGGTGCCACGCTGCCACCAGGGGGTGGTGGCACGCTGCCAGTAGGTGGTGGCACTGTGCCCGGGGGTATCGGATCTTCCGACGCACTTTCGAAGCGTGGACCCTTCTTACGTCGGGAGTTATCCACAGGCGGCTGACGGCTGAACGTGCCCACTGAGTACAGGTTTCGGTCATTGTTGCCGTTGCCGAGTGGTCGCCGTGTGACCTTGATAATGCCGCGCTGCTCGAGCATCGGCAGGGTCCGGCGAACTGTCCTAGGTGACGTTCGGGATTCTTTTGCGATGGTCGATATCGAGGGATAAGCGGTGCCGGTCGTGTGGTCGCGGTGGTTCAATAACGCGAGGTAGACAAGCAATTCGTTTGCGTCGAAGTCGTAGTCGCGGATTACCCAGTTCGGGATCATCGTGAAACTCTCATTAGCCATTTCGCCTCCTTCCTAACGAAGCGGGGCCGACCCGTAGGCCAGCCCCTTCTCGATCACGGCCATTCGGGAGCGGTATTCGGCTTGTCGATCTGGTGTGCTGTCTCGATCAACTTGACGGCCAACCGGCGCGCCTGGTCGGGGGTGAGGAAGTCAAGAGCCACGTCAGTCTCGTCTTCGTCGTACAGGACAACGTGAGGGAGATCCCCGACTCTGCCTGTTGTAACGCCGGTCATCGGGCCACAGCCGTGACGATGAAGTAATCGGCGCGGTTCAGGCTGCCCCCTACGGCGTGTTGGTCGCCATTTGCGAGAATTTGCATGTCGAGGTCATTGGGGCGGATGGTGCGTCCGAACGGGCTGGTGACGGTGTGCCCGTTCCAGTCAATGTCGCGGGTGGCTGGTACGATTGGTACTGTCTTCATGATCGTTTCTCCTTGGTAGGTGTTTCGGTCGATCCCCTCGGTATGGTTATGCGCTCCAACGCTCACCAGGTCGGGGGATTTTTCTTTGAGCTGGGTCATACGGCCTCCAGCGCGGTTCCGTATCGTGCGCTGTTCTCAATCCAGTCGATGACTTCCGATTCGACGTAGAGAACCGTCTTCGGAGTGGGCTTCCGGTAGCGGGGACCCTTACCGGTGAATCGCAGTTGCGCGAGGTTGGCCTTCGTCATGCCAGGGATGAGCTCCATAACCTGATCAGGGCTCAAGTAGCGTGCCCGCGCTTCCGGCGTCACCTCGGGGTGTTGAACTTTTGTCACGTTTACTCCGTTCAGTTGCGATAATCGGGCGTCTTCTAAGCCGATCCTAGCAGACTTTCGATCACCGGTAGCGTTTTCGCCCTAAAACGGATACTGTCGTCAACATGAGTACGGATGTAATCCCGGATATTGCGACCATCGACGGCATCTTCGGGAAGCGGTTTGCGGAAGCACGTAAAGGCAAGGGCTTGAGCCAGGAAGCCATCGTCACAGCGCTTGCGAAACGTGGCTATCCGCTCCACCTCACTGCGGTTGGAAAGATCGAGCGTGGGGAGCGCCGCGTTACCGTGGGCGAAGCGGCTGCACTGGCGGATGCTCTTGGCTTCACTCTCGATGCGCTGATCGGTGACCAAGGCAATCTCTTGAGTGTGTATGCCGTCCATTCGCGCGAGAGTGAAGCGCTGAGGAGACAGATCGAGGTCTACGCTCGGGCTCTTCTTGATGTCGCGTTGACGGCCGATAGCGCGCGCCTGAGGGATAGTGACCGGGCATGGCTGAGCACGGAGCTGGCGAATCAAACTCCGGCCCAGCTCACGACCGACGCGCTGATGTATGTCGAGGCGGCTATCGCGCGGGAAGGTCTCGCGGCCTCTGGGGAATACACGCGACAACTACTTAGGAACATGCAGGATGATGGCACCTCGCTTCGACTCGGCAAACGTGAATATGCGGCATTGCGGCGCGAGACATTGCAGCGTGCGGAAAAAGAATCTGCCCACGATGGCTAGCGTCACCGCGTATGAGACAGCATCCGGCAAACGGTATAGAGTCCGGTATCGGAAGCCTGACCATGCCCAGACGGATAAGCGCGGGTTCAAAACGAAGCGGGAAGCTGAGCTATTCCTTGCGTCGGTCGAAGTGTCGAAGGCTCGAGGGGAGTTCATCGACGTATCGGCGGCGCGCGCCACGGTTGGCTCTCTGGGGCCGCGCTGGTTGGCCTCCCAAACCCACCTGAAGCCGTCTTCGTTCCAGCCGGTAGCTGACGCTTGGCGGCTGCGGGTACAGCCACGCTGGGGCACACACCAGGTCAGCGCTATCAGGCACACCGAGATCCAGGAATGGGTTTCCGAACTGAGCAATGAACGAAGCGCCACCGTGGTTATCCGTACCTACGGGGTCCTGTCGGCGATCCTCGAATCGGCGGTGAAGGATAGGCGGATTCTGTCTAATCCGGCCAAGGATATCGACCTTCCCAGGAAGCCGAAACGGAAGCACGTTTACCTGAGCCACCAGGAAGTGCACACGCTGGCAGATAACAGTCGGGATCATTCGCTGGTGGTCCTGCTGCTGGCTTATACCGGCCTTCGCTGGGGTGAGCTTGCCGGGTTGACGGTGAGCTCTGTTGACGTGGCCAGGGGTCGGCTGAAGGTGTCTCAGAACGCGGTCGAGGTCGCGGGGGTCATCCACGTTGGCACTCCCAAGAATCACAAGGTCCGGTCGGTGCCGTTCCCCTCCTTCCTGATTCCGCAACTTCTCGAACAGATGGACTGCAAGGCTGGGGACGATCTGTTGCTCCCAGGTCAGGACGGTGAGCATATGAAGCGCACGCGTGTTTCGTCGGGTTCGAAGTCGTGGTTCAAGACGGCGCTGGTCGCCAGCAAGCTCGAGCCGATGACGCTTCACGACCTAAGACACACGGCTGCATCACTCGCTATCAGCTCGGGGGCGAACGTGAAAGCTGTGCAGCGGATGCTTGGCCACGCCTCCGCGACGATGACGCTCGACACTTACGCGGATCTGTTTGACGATGACCTTGACTCTGTTTCGGCACGTCTTGACGAGGTAGTTAGAAATACCATTGTGGGCAAAGTGTGGGCACGCGCTGATTCTTGAGCAAACAGAAACCCCCTGCATCCCAGTGTTTATAAGGGATCAGAGGGTTTTGTCAGTGGCGGAGACGGCGGGATTTGAACCCGCGGTCCCCTTACGAGGACTCCACCTTAGCAGGGTGGTGCACTAGGCCGAACTATGCGACGTCTCCATGCGCGACCGTCTGGCGGACGCACGGGGTTAATCATAACGGGCAAACCGTCGCCCGCCGAATTCGCCGCTGAACGGGCGGCATCCGATCAGTTGTTGGCCACCGAGCAGGTCTGCTGCAGCGCCGTCTGGCCCTGCAGGCCTTCGATCACGTCCGGAGCCGTCGTCGCCGGCGGCGTCGCGCCCGGCGTTGCCGGCGGGGTCGTCGGCACCGGAGCGTTCGGGTCGGCTTCGACACCGGTGCGGTTGGCGTCCGGGTCTGGGGAGAACGGCAGGTCGGCGGCGATCCGTTCGAACAACTCGTCTGCCAGGCTCGACAGCGGCACGACCCTGTTGCGGTCGTTGGGGTCGTCCATCACCGGATACTGGATGAGATTGAGCGCGTCGAGATCGATCGTCTGCAGCGTGCGCGCCATCGCAACCATGCGGGTCAGGTTGGCGAGCGACGTCGACAGGTTCACGTTCTTCGCCGCGACCTGCGCGAGCGAGTAGAGCTTCGTCACATCCGTCAACGTGTCGTTGCTCTTGATCGTACGCACGAGCGACGAGATGTACTGCTGCTGGCTGGCGATTCGCGAGAGGTCGCTGCCGTCGCCGACGCCGTGCCTGGTGCGCAGGAACGCCAACGCCGTCTCACCCGAGATCACGCTGGTGCCTGCAGGAAGGTCGAGGTCGGAGCGCCGGTCCTTGATCGGGGCGGTGAGGCAGACGGGCACGCCGCCGACGGCATCCGTCATCTTCACGACCGACGCAAACGACATCAGCGCCGCGTACTCGATCTCGAGCCCGGTCAGCTCTGAGATCGTGGCAACGACACAGCTGAGGCCGCCTCGCTCGAATGCGGCGTTGAGCGGCTGGGCACGCATGGCGCCGCTGGCCTCGCCGGTCTCGGGGTCGGTGCACTCCGGATGCGGGATGATCAGGTCACGGGGGAAGCTCACGACGACGGCGGTGGAGTGGTCCTCGGAGACGTGCAGCAGCATGTTGACGTCGTTGAGGGTGACGTCACGCCGCCCGAACGCGTTGCCCTGCGCCGGATCGTTGTCCGCGCCGACGACGAGCAGGTTGAAACCACCCTCGAATGCATCGATGTTCGGCACCTCGGGGAGCGGGGTGGTGGTGTCGTTCGGCTGGCTGATGTCGATCGCGTTCGAGCTGACATTGGATGCGAGGTCCCAGACGATCCAGGCGGCGACGGATGCTCCGCTCACGAGCACGACGGTCAGCGCGATCGCGAGGCCACGGAAAAACGTGGCGACAGCACCACGGCGCGGCTGGCGTCCATGTTTGACACCGTTCCGACTGCGACTCGACCTGCTCAC